TTCTTGATATAAAACACCTTTGGTGCTTGTTTCAAATGCTGACTTTAATGGTCCTGGTTTCATAACTCTTCCTCTACGTCAATTAAATACATAACCTCAGCTTCTCTTAATAAAGCTTCGGCATTCTTATTTGATTTATCCCATTCAGAATTATATATCTGAGGTCTTGTAGCAACAACCTTTTTAATTCCAACTTGGATTATTCCTTTAGCACATTCATTACAAATAGGTAAACCATAAACATATAAAGTAGAATCTTTTAAAGACACACCAGTAAGAGAAGCATTATATATAGCATTCATTTCTGCATGAACAACTAACTCATATTTTCTTTCCCTATTATTAAGTCTATCATCTGTGTCATGGATTCCTCTTGGGAAACCATTAAATCCTTGAGATAATAATTGACCATGTTCGCCAATAACTACTGCACCAACTTTAGTGCTTGGGTCTTTACTCCATGTAGATATTTCTTTAGCTAGGTGAGTATATTTTTCTCCCCAAGCTTTTCCTTGTAATAAACTACTCATATTTAAAATCCTCAAATTGTTTTTTTGGTGGGTCATCCCTCACATTTAAAGTTTGGGCTGAATCTTCTACATCATATAATCTCATTTTAGCTCTATCAACTCCAACAACAAACTTTTTATTTTTTCCTGTTGGGTCATTATATCTATTCTTTAATTGTTTAATCATTAACTGATTTAAATCTTCTAACTCTTCAGTAGATATAATAGCAAACATTAAGTCTGCCGTTGCTGGTAGACCAAATGATTCTGAGGTATCTTCAAGTCCAATATCTGAACTAGCAAACCCAGAACGTGTGGTTTGTGTGGCTGTGACAATAGGTAAATTATACTCTACAGCCAAGCCACGCAATTCTTCAGCAATTGCTTTCACATAAGTATATGAATTTATTGCTCCACCCAAAGATTTCATACGTGAACTTGCACATATGTTTAAATAATCTATACAAATTAAATCAGGTTTAAAGTCTCTCTTAATTTTTAATTCTTTTAATAATGCTCTGAAATGGATAGAACTTGCAGCACCTGTAGGATATTCCTTAACAATTAATTTGCCTACACCTTTATCAGTTAGCTTATGCATCTTCTTATCAAACATATCCTTTGACAAATTCTCTAATTGGTCAAGGGGAACATTCATAAGGTTAGCATCTATTCTCTCAGCTATCCGTTCTTCAGCCATTTCCATAGTTATATATAACACATTTTTAAATTGAGTTAAAGCACCGGCTGCTACGTGACACATAAATAGTGATTTACCCACGCCTGTACCTGCCAGAGCCACGTTCAGTGACTTATTAACTAAGCCTCCTTTGGTTATCTCATTAAATTTTACTAAGTCAAATGGTAGATGTTCCTCTGCTCTATGGTAAAATTCATACCTAGCATCTGAATCATCAACATAATCATGGCCAACTCTTAAATCAAAGCTAACTCCAAGAGCTTCAGATAATACTTCAGGCAATGCATTCTTATCTAAAGTTTCATGCTTACCCTCTATAATATCAATTGAATTCATAATTGCTAAATAGATTGCTCTATCTTGGCACCATTTTTCTGTATGTTCTATTAACCATTCAACAGTTTCCTCTCCTTTTTGAACACTTATTTCAGGAATAAGAGCTAAAGAGTCAGAGCCAACGTTAATATTATTTCTTAATTCAATACTTAGTGCATCAGCACTTGGTAGCTTACTATACTTATTAACAAATCCAACAATCTCATTAAAGACTGCTCTATATGGTTCTTCAAAGTATATAGTTTTTAAATGAGGTATTACATTTCTAGTGTAATCCTCATTCAACATTAAGTTCCTAAGGATTAATGTTTCAATCTTCATCCCACCCCTCTTCTAAGTGTGAGACTTTAATCATATCGGCATGACCAATCTCAAATCTACGTTTAAGATATTCTTTAAAATCTGTTTTATCAAAGATAGGTTTCCAAAATGATTCCTTAAGAGTCTCAGCTTGACGAACCTTTTTATCTTCTATCTCTCCAGTCTTTTTATCAACCTTAGAGTACCAGCCCATAGAAGGTTTAACTACATAGCCACCTTCCATTGCACAATCTAATAGACCAGAATATTGTTCAATACCACCTTCCCATGTTACTGATATAGGAATCTTAGATTTCTCTTTAACAAATCTAGATTTCTCTACATTAATCACAAAGTGATAGCCCATAATTTCTGTTCCCTTTTTCTCTTGTCGTCTACCAAGAATCCAGATATTATCACTTGAGTAATAAATACCTGTACCACCTGATACAATAGCCTTAGGGAATAAACCAATCTCTTGGTATGTGTGATTGACAGCAAGTAATGGAATATCTCTCATTGTCAAATATGGTGTGGTCATTCTAAATAAACCTTTAAGAGCTTTTGCCCTTGACATATCTGCTACTGATTTTTCATTCATAGCATCAGTTAATTCTTTAATAGATGCAAGATTACCAATAGAGTCAATCATAATAATAACTTTATCTTTGCGTTCAATATTCTCTAATTGATTAATTAGGTCAAACTTCAGTTCCTCGACATTAGTAATGGGACTATGGAGTACTCGGGAAGTGTCGATACCGAACGACTTAAAGTATTGCTGGGGTGAACCAAATTCTGAATCATAAAACAATAGAACAGCATCATCATATTTTTCTAAATATGCTGCCGCCATTAATAATCCAAAGGAAGTTTTAAAATTCTTAGATGGTCCTGCCAATACAGTCAGTCCTGAGGTTAATCCACCATCAGGGTCTCCTGATAAAGCAACATTAATCATTGGAACCTTTGTTGGTACCATCTCTTGGTTAGAAAAAATCTTGGATTTGTCAAGAGTATCAGTCTCTTTAATCCTAGAATTCTTCTGCAATTTATCCATTATACCCATTTATATCTCCTATTAATTTCAAAGTATACTACTATTATATCATAAATATCAGCCAAAGTAAATAGATTTACATAAATTTTTCTAAAGTATTTGGCGTGGTTTGAATTGAATGGGATTTATTATCTTGTATAACAAAGTCATCATATATCATTTCACATCCACCCTCTAAAAACTTCTTAACATTATATGCCATATCCATTGCAGTAGTTACTGGTACGTTTTGACATATATGATTAAGATTTTTCTTAGGGTCTATAAGATTAAAATCTTCTGGCAATTTCATAACACCCATTGCCTCTCTATATGTTAGATATCTATCTTCATCTGGGTGAGCTAATTTAAAAGGTAGGTGAGCAACAAATGCTCCAATAAAATCGCATGGGATTTCAGTAGTACGTCTCATTATATTACCACCATCATCTAATTTTTTATGCATACCTCTTGCTTTTTGTGCCTTTTCATTTTCACCAAGACCTTCTAGCCAATCTGCATAGTCATTATAATTACTATGTTTTTCAACATATTCTTGAACATTAACACTTCTTTCTAGTGTCTTTTGAAAATCATTATGACTCATGCCATTATGTAATTTTTCTAATATATATTTGTAGTGCAAATCATCTTTACTTGGAGTACTTTCATTAGTTAACTTTGACATAGGGTCATTAATATCATATTTAGTATTACGTATTAAATCTTCTATTCTCTCATTAGGCCTATCATACCAATCAAACATAGGAACACTATCACCTCTCCAGAAAAAATAGAATGACCTGTCCCGTACTTGACTTAGTCCATGTAATATGCTTTTTGTTTTATATAAAGAAAATGTATAGCCATTCTTTTTTGCTAAGGTTCTTAATTTTTTCACAACAGGCTCACCTAATTTGGTAGCCAATCTTGGAGCATTTTCTCCCCATAATACTTTTGGACCTACTTCTTCTAAGATGTACTTTGCTGTCTTAGCCATATAATCATTTATTTCTGCCTGACCTGATGGTGCAACGTTTAAAGAAGAGAGACCAGCGCATGGACATATAGTATTAACTACATCAACATACCTTCCATTCATTTCTCCAATAGGACCTTCACCTTGCTGTTGACCATGCCAGATAGTTGGTTCACCTAACATNTAATAAGGAACATAGTTTCTACCATCTTCAGGGTCACTGCATTGTTTCCTATAATGTTCTACTAAATGCTTGTCATGATTTGCAAATTCTCTATATGACATAATGTATGCTGGCCTTTTGCCAAATACATTTTCCATAGCTATGGTTCCACCTCCAATAAGAGGTACTATACTAGCGTATTTAAATTCGGCCATTTTCTGCGTCCTGTACTCTTTTTCTCAGAGAGGTTGAGGAAAATGAGTGCTTTCTTTTATTATAATGAACTGGGCATAAACCTTTTCCGGTGTGGTCTCTATCTCTATATTCTTCTCCAACTATTCTTATGTCAGGCTGAATAGATAAAACCATATCAATTATTTCTTGCTCAGTTTCAAATGGTATAACCTCATCAACATACCGACAAGAGGATAGTTGAACATACCTTTCAAACGGAGTTTGAATTGGTTTACTCTTTGTATCTGGTCTGTCAATTGTTGGGTCAGTTAATAATCCACAAATAAGGTAATCACATAAGCTTTTACTTTCTTGTAGCATTACTATATGTCCGGCATGAAATAAATCAAATGTCGAACAAGTAAATCCTATTTTAACTTCTTCTACGGGTATACCTAATTCATTTGCTATCTTAGCTCTATCTAAAAACATCGCTTACACACTCCTCTATAAAATTCTTGTTTGGGTGATACTTATAAACTCTCACCATTTCTGCTGCAACTAAAGTTCTAAACTTTACCATTTTAATATTGTTATATACTGACATAGCATTTAATGCTAAATCACATACCTCAGGTTTATATTTATTAATCCAAAGAGATGCACAAAATTTAGCTGCATCTAATTCAGTACATCCAAACATATCTGGTATTGGGTCAATTAAACATAACTTATGTTCATTAAATAAGAAATTAGTTATACCAAAATCTCCATGTGAAAAGCTTTGGTCAAGATTATATTGACCTAAACTAAATACAACTTCAGAAAATAAGCCATTAGCTAATTCATTATGTTTGACAATCCTTGTTTTATAACTTACAAAATTATATTCTTTTTTAATTGGCAAGGTTTTATATTTTTCAAGAGTATCTTGAATTAAACCTAAAGCTATAAAATGATTATCTTTAAAATAATCTTTATTATGATGAATATATTCCATTGTAATTGTCTCACCCACTACTCTTTCTACGCGGGGAACACAAGTAATTGCTTTTGTATCAAGAAACCATTGGTGAACTGCATGTGAATTGACATCTGTCTTATGAACTAATGTACCATCAGTATAAATATCAGAACCTGACAAGCCACCCTTGAGTGGTCTTATATCAGTCTCTAAAAATAATTCAGGACTAATACCTTTGTCATCAATATAATATGCTGCTAATGGTTTATCAAAAGATAATATATTATATTTAACTTTATGTTTTGTCAACCAGGTTTCTATACCATCTCTATATTTATCAGATGCAGCTTTTCTAGTATTGCATGAGATAGAACCTCTTGCTGTAAATATATCTATTGTCCAGCCTTCATAATATAACTTATTCATTTTTTTAATAAGCGGAGTATTTGGCACAGCGTTTATCCAATCTCTATTTTTATTAAGAGCAATGGTGTCATCATAATCTACTACTATTCTTTTACTATGCAAAAAAACTCTCCAGTGTATTTTGAGGAGCTTTATAAATTTGTTGCTTCCCGTCATCTCCTACTATTAACGGTGTCTTTTTTAATGTCCCATTAGCTGAGGACATAATAATTCTTCCTTGTTCTCTTAATTCTTTTGCCTCAGGGAAGTAATTAGTTATAGTATCTATGGCATTTATTTTGTTGGCTCTTTTGCCTATTGCCATAACATCTGTTAGAAATTTTGCACCAAGGTTTTCAATAGAATTAAATTTAAATATTAAATCTCTACATGCTTTAGTTCTTTCATTCCATTCTGATTTATTATCCCATAGATAATTTAATTGGTCAGCTAAATAATCTTCTTCTCTTGCTTGACAAATTAATGGACCATCATATTCACCCCATAATTTTCCCTCAGGAGAATATCCATTCTCAGCAAAGTGTGTATTAATAATTGGGAGAGTCAATAGGAATGACTCAATCATAGTATATTCCATACGATTACCATATTCAGCAGTGTTAGATAATTTATATCCACACCAAGAAGCAAAGGATGTGCCTAGTGAATTCATACCAAAATCATATTTGTATCTGTCATATGAATTAATTCTTCCATCTTTAGCTTTTTCTTTATCATTTAAAGTATATACTCCTTGCTTATTTAATGAATGCTGATATATTTTTTGTCTAAATGCTGGAACATAAGGTGAAGGATTAATTGTTAAGTCATCAGAATACATAGACACTGACGAGATAGAATTTTCACAACCAATAATAGATAGGTCCCAATCTTTCATATCATCTCTATCCATTCTACAAATCATTGCTGGGTCTTTTAATGGAGACATTCTTCCAAGATATAATAAATGNTTTTGTCTATCTTCTGCTTTCTGATTAAATTTATTATATTCATTAGGGTCTAACCAAATAGGATTCTCCATTATAACATTAGATAAACCAGGGTCAAAATTAGTATAAGCTTCATTTGAATAACCAACTAAACTTTGTATAACACATACATCAGCTTTAGAAAATATTTCACAAGCTTGTGGAACAGCATTAACATTTGTCTTAGCTATTGCATGGTCATGCATAACAATAATAGGTTGGTCTATTTTTTCTAGAAATCTGCGGTACCTATCAGAATATTGTGATTGTTTACGGGTAGGGTGAGAATGAAATATAGCTATGTTGCATGAATTAATCTTGTCAACTACAGATGTATCTACATCATTAACTTTTTTATTTACTTTAAGTACTTCACCATGCCAATCAGCATCTTGTGCTCTACCAAAAGTTTGTCCATTATCAAAATCAACTATGAAAGTATCATGTCCAGCTTGTCTAAGATAATCCTCAAAGATTAAAGCTCCCCTTGTTACTCCACAGCCGTCTATTCCTTTTCCAAATATAAATGCTATTTTCATTGTGCTGGACTATAATCTGCCATGTATGTTTTAGGTTGAATTAAATCAAAATGTTTCTCATAGACATGTAGGTTTTGGACTTGCCAAATCATTTTACCAGGTTCTAAATCCAGCTCATATGCTAAGTTATGTAAAACATATTGTTGCCATGCATAATCATTTTTATAACCATACACAACATCATTAGAACGCATTTGAACACAACAATTTAAATCTCCATTTCTTATATAATAAGCCACAGCATTTGTACATATAAAATCTGACATACCAAGTAAATTATAGTCTGCCCATATCTCTGGTCTATTATAAACCATTATTGCTCTACGACCATGTGGATATTTTTTTAATTCAATTTTGCAGTTCTCATATTGGTAACCATTCTCTTCAGAATATATTAAATGACCATAATTAGAATTAATGAAACCTTCTGGAGATGCAGCATATTCCCACGCTTCAGGTGGTCTACGTTTTTCTCCATATATGTCTTTAATATTAAGTGATTGGGATTCATACCAACTAATTTCTTTTTGGATATATTCTATATTTGGTGAACCAAATATTGCTGCTTCATCTGCTAAAAATGATGCACCAATTAATTCAATGCATTTAACACCTGTCTTATCTGTGGTTGTAGCATAATCATTGTTCTTTGCACCAACAAAATAATCTCTTACATCTCTAACTGTATATGGTCTAATCAACATTATATCTATCATCCATTTCGGGATGCTCCATTTGGTGTACCATTAAAATTAACATTTGAGTGGTGGCATGAGCTAAATGAGATTTACCAGATTCAGGGTCAATATCTTCACCTTCCCAAAATTTATTTAGGTGACGTTGAATAGAAGAATAAGTGCGAGCCCATTCTGTTTTGTCACCATCATCTCGCCAATTATTCATACCATATTTTTCAGCACCAAACCGAAATACATCGGCTACTTCATAAAGAGGTTCAGGTGGAATTAGAGCCATAGGTGGCTTTTCTTTATCAAATTTCATAGTTATATTATATCATATTTTGGTAGGATTGTAAATAGTCATTCACACAAAAAAGACTATAATTTCCAGGGTAGCCTTTTGAACTTTGATTTTTCATATCTTTATGTGCTATTTCTTTTGGAATAAGAGCAGTTAATTCAAAAGTAAGTATATCACCGGCGACAATACCATGTTCTATATTTGTTTTAAAACTGCCGAAAGTATTCATATGCTCTCCATAGTTTCTTGTACTTTCTTTAATTGAAATATTTTTAGACCATGAGGGTTGTAATTTNAAATCAATTNNTATNTCTGGAGCAAAAGGAAAAATAATATCNTGTTTCCAATTTAATTGATAACCAAAACCAGCTTTTCTTAAACCAAATTCTAACCATTCAGCTTCATAATTTTTATAACTTGAATATGTATCAGGATTATAACCTTCTTNAAATTCTTTNAANNNTTCAGNCGTAACTTCAATTTGAAAGTTATTTACTNTATNAGTTATTNGAGTATACNAATTCAATTGCTCTACCTGCTTCTTTTTCTAAAGGTCTATTATCATACCAATTACCATTGTCATTATCAATTTGTCTGCATAATTCTGCAACCTGGGCTGGAGTGATTGGATATTTTTTACGTATTGCAATACCAGCAATGGAGGTCATAATGGCATACATCTTTGCATACCAACCTGTGTCAGTTATTTGGCTATACTCTTTGATTAATTTCTTATTGACAAATGGACAATCCTTATAATTATTCCAATGGACATCTGTATTTGTCATTTCATTTTTACGATGAGCAAGTAATTGTGCTCTTATTTTTGGAGGTAGATTATCTAACAAACCACCTGACCGTTCAACATAATCATGCCTACTTATAATATCAAATGGATTCATATCAACTCCATGAAAGTTATTCCATATAAAATTATATGCACCTTCATATTTCCCAGGGACATAATACATACGGGATAAGTCTTTTGTTTGAGGGTCTCCTATATCTCCTAATTCTTTATTAAGAGCATACCAAAAATGTTTAATTGAATCCTTTGGAACTTGTTTAGATAATGGAAATACTAATCTAAATTTTGGATGTTCTTTAGTGGATGACGCAGTTGAATAACAAATATGATTCCATTTACCATAACGTTCAAGGATTTCTTTCTCAAGTCTATCTTCAAATTTGATATCATCCACATCTACTGCACACCAACCAGCCCAACATATAACATTTTCATTTGCTCTTGTTGTGTCAGGGTTGTATATGGCTGGAGTAATTAAAGGTGCTGACTTTTTGTCTGGACGTTTTTGTCTAGATAATTCAAATAACAATTGCTCAAACTGAGCATAAGAACTAAAGTCCATACGCTTATGAGTTTTGTTATCAAATATTGATTTATATAATGTGAGTGAATACATTAATGTACTTTCTTTATGTTTCCTTCTTTCCAAGATTTATACTCTTTAGAAAATTTTGTATGTTCCATAACACTAAGGTCATGAACTGTTTTAGCTTTATACCTTTGCAACCATAAGTCATAGGTATGTGTTTTAGAAAAAATGAAATCGTTCCAAGATTGTTTAGGCATTATCTTTCTCAATCATATCAATAGCATTAGGTGTCCATTGAGAATTAATCTCTGGTCTATCGGCTAAAATTTCAGTCCTTGCTTTATTTGCTGCTTCCATTTTAGCTCTAATATCTTTTTCCTTTTGCTCTTTAATCCAAATTTCTTCTTGGATTTGGCCCTTATGGGAATTAGGAATGAGACCATGATTACCTTCATGTGATGGAGCTTTCCATCCTTCTGGTTTAATTAAATCTGGAATTCCTAGTGGGTTTGGTCTTTCAGGTTTCTCACCAACCTCTTTTGTCATATTTGCTTTATAAACTTGGTCCCATGCTTTGTGCGTGCTAACACCCATTGCATCTAAAGTCCCAATAGCAACAACACATAAATCTATAAGACCATCAACCAATTCTTCAGAATCCTCATAAATAATAGCTTCACGTGTTTCTTCCATTTCCTCTTTAAGGAAATCATATCTAAATTCTATATATTTACGCAATTGAAATGCAGTAGCATTAGCTATCCATTCATGGACACCATACTTTCTATGCATTTTGTTAATATCTTTTACCCAATTTTTACTCATAATTTCTCCTTTAAATAGCGAATAAACCAGTACGGAAATAAAAGAATTAATATTACGTAGTCTAATTTATTCATATAGTATATTATATCATATTTAATGCCAAAAGTAAATAGATTATACGAAAAAAGATTCTAAAGATATAGTCTTTTCACTTTCCCAGCCGACTGCAGATAATACAGGTTCAATCGCACTAATAAATGTCTTCTCAAACTGGAGATTATAATCAACATATTCATCAAGATTAAACTGCTTTGGCAGAAAATCTATAAATGAAATTACATTTTCTTTTATAGGATTTGGTTTAACAAGGTATGTGAATTTAACTTTGTCACCACTATGTATTTTTTCTATTTTATTATTTAGTTTTTTATCTCTAACTAATTCATTATGCAAAAGCGCGCCCCTCACATGAATTGGTGTACCTTTTTTATATATGGTTTCTTTATCAGTCCATTTTTTAATATTCTGTACAGAGCGAGGGAAACTAACTTCCTCGGCTGATGCTTGAGAGAATACTTTTTTAAAGTTTTGTATATCGCTTTGGACTGTTGTCTCATCAGTTTCAATAATTCTTTTAAACATATCTTTTAATGCTTTGCGACATATTGCAGGAGTAGAAGATTTAATAGCTTCAATACCCATAATTTTTAAATGAGGATTTGTATAACGCACACCTTCATTGTCATGCACATTTAAAATATATCTTTTCTTTGCTGTCCAAATACCACGGTCGGCGATTACTTCTCTTCCCATAACCATTTTGTTTTCATAACCACCAAGGGAAATATATAATTCATTAAAAGCTTCTTTAAGAGCTTCTTCCAATGAGGTAGAACATAATTTATCTAAAAAATTGACAGGGTTTGCTGGTTTAAAACGTTTAATAAATTCGTCAAGGGTGACATATACTGAGTCAGTATCAATCGCAACTACATAATCTTTATCAGTTTTTAATGTCTTATTAAGATATTCATTCAAATATTTCTCAGCCCATTTGATAGTTGCTTGACCAGTAAGAGTAATACCCTCGGCAATACGCATATCAAAATATCTAAACCATTTATTACCTATCGCGCCATATAAACTATTAAGCAGAATCTTAAGAGCCATTTGCTGATTCTTAGCTAAGGCAATACGTTTTTCAATATCATATTGCTCTGATTTACTGCCACATAATTCTAATTCTTGTTCAGCTTTAATTTGTTTTTGTTTGAATTTAACGCGTTCATCATATAATTTTTGGATTATTATTGGGAATACACCTTGCTTTTTTGTATCAAAGCGAACGCCATTTACTGCAAGAGCTGTATAGTATTCAGTATTTTTTATCTCACCATCAAGAACAGATTTAACATTAACTCCAGGCTCATCATTAGCTGGAAGTATAGTCTCGGGAGACATATTATACTGCATAATTATTGATGGATATAGAGAGTTCAAATCAAATGAACACACCCAATCATGCATTCCTACTTGAGGTTCTTTAACATACCCACCAGGATATGCACCTTTAAATGAATCTTCATTTTGTGGTATTGCTATTTGTTTAGAGTATAAGTCTCTATATATGAGTGAGTCCCATATTGCAACAGTCCCAAGAACTGAATCATAATTGACACCACCTTTGTATGCCATTGTCAAACATAAAGTAATAAGTCCAAGCTTATCTTCCATACGGTCTATAAGCTCAACGTCTTTTATATTATAATCAATAAACTTTTGGTAGTCATTATCATGCAATTCATTTAAGTTAGCTGCTTCTCCAAAGTCTAACTTCTTCTCACCAAGAACTACATTAGCTATATTGTCTAGCTTATAAGATTCTTGTGGACCATATTGATAACTAAACTTTTTAAAGATTGGCATATAGTCAAGAATAGTAATACCTTTTAATTCATACCTAGTACGAACTTGACCAAAGCCTGTTTGAATGTCACGTTTGTCTATCATTCTCCAAGGAGATAACATTTTCTCTTTATTCCCACCATTAACTTTTGCTATTCTATTAACTAAGTACGGGATATCAAAAAATTCTATATTCCAACCAGTGAGAACATCAGGGGAAGTATGATTCATATGAAATACAAACTTGTGGAGTAATTCTCTCTCGGTCTGACATTTAATATACCTTACCTCATGAGTTTGCATAAGGGATTTAGATGTATCATACTCGCCACAGCCAAATGTATAATAGACATCATCTATATTGTTTTTCATTGTGATGGCTGTAACTTCTTGGTCGGCTATATCTGGCTCAGGGAAACCCTCTCCATATTTTACTTCAATATCAAGTGAGGTAACATTAATAATATTTCTATCCCATTCTATATTTCCAGGGAATGTCTCATTAAGATATTGTGAAACATAATTACTATTGCCATACACTTTAAAGTTAGGAACATCTTTATATTGTTTTATAAAATCAGTAGCCTCACTCATGCTTCCCAGCACAATTGGTTCTACATCAGTTCCATCAAGTGCAGTCCAAAATCCTTTGGCTGTGACTGGTTTAGAAGTAACATACATGGTAGGTTTAAATGGAACGGTGTAACTTACTTTTTGACCGTTCTCATAACCTGTATATTTAATAACTTTTCCGTGGCGAAAAGCATTAGTATAGAAAGTATTATTCATGATAGTATTATATCATAAATCATACCGAAAGTAAATAGATTTATGTAAATATTTCTTGTTGTGGTGGTGTTTGTAATTTAATTTTGCCTTTAACCATATCTTTATATTTTTGCTGTAGGTTTTCTTCAGGCTCACATATAAACATTATATGGTCTTCCTTAATAATTAATCCTTCTTCCATCTCACAATAACTTAAATAAGGCATAAAGCTAATTCGGCCATGTTCGCCTGGGTCAGGGATTAATATTACGGGGTCTGTTACGGTTGTTGTTTTCTCATTTATATCTTTAATATTGACAAGAATCTCTTCACCCGACGTGAGCCGGATTAATCTAATTAATTCATTCATAATTTACCTATGTTGTTTTTGTTGATAATCTTTAACTGCTGCTTTAATTGAATCTTCAGCTAAGACTGAGCAGTGTATCTTAACTGGTGGCAAACTAAGAGCTTCTACAATAGAAGTATTCTTAATATTTTTTGC